GGTGGCTCAAGTGTTGGCTGGTCACCAAGTGGGCGGCGACTACTGGGAGAGCTTCACTAACGCGCAGAGGGTTCGATTCCAAGAGCGTGCCCGCGCTGTCCTTGCCGCGTTGAGGGGCGAGTCATGAGCCGGACATGCTCCTACTGCTCTCGACGTCCCGCCGAGTTCGAGGACTTGGACGGCGACCCGATCTGTGACGACTGCTCACTCCCCGAGGTGATGTCATGACCGGGACAACGTTCATCGGCGCGACCGTGTGGCCGTATATGGCGGGGGGCCAGGAGGTTGTCGTGCTCCCTGAGGCTGAGACGGTGCTACGTGCGGCTGGTTGGGTCCACCGTACTGACCCGTTGCGTGACCAGCTCGCACACACGACGGCACCCATAGTGATCGACGCGGGGGACGAGTGATGAGTGACGATGACGACTACTGCTGCCCCGGCTGTGAGGCTGACATGCGCGACCCGGAACACTACGGCTGCACATTCTGCGGCAACTGCGAATGCCAGGGCGAGTGCTGATGCCGGCCACCCGCTGCACCTGTATCCGGTCGAGGGGGCTCACAGTGTTGTTCCCTGACCCGGACTGCCCCGCGTATTCGATCCACGCACACACCGAACTGAAAGAAGTAGTGACATGAGCGACGAGAACGAAGAGCTAGCCCTGGTCATCTTCAATCACAACGGGTGGGGGTCCGACCTGGACGACAATTGCCGGGGTGCCGCTGAGGCTGTCCTCAACGCGGGTTACCGCAAGTCGCGTACCATCACCACGGCAGAAGAACTTGACGCGCTACCGGAAGGTTCAGCGGTACTCGACGCCGACCGTGATGTGTCCACGAAACACGCTGACAAGTGGCACGGATACGAGATGAACCCACTGGACAGCCGCAAGTTCTCCAAGTGCGGGCCATTCGCCGTCCTTCACGAGCCCCAGCCATGACCTGCCAGCACATCTTCTCCCAGTGCTTATCCGATGGTGACCACTGCTGCAACCGTTGCGGGATCCGGCGCAGATACCCGACCGACAACCCCGACCAGTTGAAACGACGGAATGAACGGGAAGAGGTTGAGAAGTGAGCGATAAGCATATCCACCACTACCGTTACACCATTGACGTTAGCGAGCTGGGCTATGCGGAACTGATGAAGCTCGTCATGCGCTACGGGACGGGCACGGGCGAAGGTGGCTCGACGTCCGTTGACCTGCGACGCGATATAGCAATGGCGACTCCACGGACCATCCACGCCTGCGACACCACCGATTGGAACAGCAATGGATCATCTGAATAAGGGCGGGCATATCGGCGGGGAGCCGACGTTCGCAATAGCAAAGAATGGTGGGTCATTTCTCACTGCGACTCAATGGGCGGCACTAGCGGAGCAATTTTGGAACAGCCTCAAGCGTGCAGGTTGGCAAGCGATGGATCAAACAACCATGATCCTCACCAGCGACCCGAAGCTCCGTCGCATCCTCCGCAAACAGAACGCCCGCGAGTCGAAGCGCCAGGCTATCGAGGCCCGTCAGGTTGCCCGGGCCGAACGGGGCATCGAATGGGCGCCGCCACTACTACGGAACGGACGGGCCGCAAGATGAGTGGAGAGTTCTGGGTCGGGATGGCACTTATCCCTACGGCATTTGTTGTGTACCTCGCCCTCAAAACGCTCTACGCCTTGACGACAAAAGCTTGGTACAAACTCCACGTCCGGCTCTTGACCAAAGTGGACATGAAGGCCAACCCGGTCGCTATCCGGTTCAGGGGTACACCACCCGAGCCTAAGCGTCCCAAGTATGAGGACTCAGCGAACTACATGCGCGATGCCTTACTCACGAGTCCCCGCTTCTGGCTATTCAATGGCCTCGGCTGGTTCATCATCGTCGGCCGCGACTCCAAAGCGAAGCCGGAGATGCAGTGACTGATACCCGCCTTGAGATGATCTACACCCCCTACACACTGGCCTGCCGTGACCCGCACGTCACCGTGGATGGTGACCTCCGCGAATGCCGCCGCCAACACCAGCACGACGGCCCGCACGCATCCGACCACCCGTACACCGAATGGGGAATGACATGAAGGCGCTCATCTACGGTTGCTTGGAGCCGGCACCTGAGTATCGGGGCGGCTGGCTTGATCAGCCTCGACCCAAGTATATGTGGGTCTACTACTACGAGATCCTCGACGATGACGGGAAGCTCCTTGCGTCGGACAACGCGTGCGGCTGGCGTGGCATCTACGACGCGTGCCTTCAACGCATGGAGTCCCTGTATCGGGCCAAGAACAACATCCCGCTCGCATGTTGACCACGTGTAGGGCGTGGTGCTGCCGTAGTTACTACTCCGGTAAGTGCCGGAAGAACCGGTCATGTGCCTGCCACCCGAAGAAGGAGAAGAAGTGAAACGTAGTGCAGCGTGGCCGTGGGGTCGCATCGGAGTGATCTGCTTCCTAACAGGCATGGGACTCCTCGCTGTGAGTCTCATCTTCGACGGCTGGTGGTCGTTCCTGACCGGTGGGTTCATCTGGTTCGCCGCTTATTCAGCAGGCCGCGACGATCAGATGAGCGCCATGGGCATCAAGAAGATCGAGTTCGTAAGCGAGGGTGAGAAGTGACCCGCTGTAACGCGTGCTGCCGTACACCGTATGGGATATGCGGGAATAAGGAATGCCGGTGCCACAACGCCCGCATCATCCGGCTACCCGCGCCCGACACCGTGCAGGACGACCTGTGGGAGGCTGACCGCCGCAACAACACCCGAAACCCGCACATCGAATAAGCCCTCGCAGGCGATAAACTCGGAACCAGCAGACGATAGGGGAATCATGGCGTGCACAGTGATCGGGTGTCAGGTACAACCAGGGGGCGGGATCACCCTCTGCCACGACCACACCACACGCCTCGAACAAGCACTGGCGGAAGTGGACGACGTCCTCGCCGAACTGGAAACCACCATCGCCCGCTTGGATGCTTCCGGGGCGGCGATCCGGTCCATGGGTTCGGGGTCGAAGTCGCCGGCGAACGACACCGCGTTGGACTGCAAGTTCACCCTCGAAGCAAGGTTGAAAGGCTGGGCTTCCCACCTTGTCGAGCTCACCGGGCAGGACGGGGCCAGTGAAGCCGCCTCACACCTGCTGCGGCTGATGAACACGGCCCGCACACACGATTGGGTGGGGGACATGTTCGAGGAGATCCTCGACGCCGTGGCACGGTGCACGACGGTGACGGACCGAGCGCCGGACAAGATCAGCCTGGGCGCCTGCGGGAACAGCTTCGAGGGCGTGGAGTGCCCCGGCAGTATGGTGGCGATCGTGGGGGGCCGTTACGGGCGGTGCAAGACGTGCGGGGCGACGTGTGACGCGGTGGAACGGCAGCAGTGGATCATTGGGGAGGCGTGGCATGTGGCGGCCCCGTTGACGGACATCCTGCGCTGGCTGGCAGTATCAGGGCACGCGAACATCAAGGTGAAGCGTGCACGGGCGTGGGTGTACGCGGGGAAGCTCGCCAGTGTGGGTGATGGGTTGTTCACGCCGGCCGCCGTCTGGAACGCGTACAGGGCTACACCGAGTGGAAGAATGGCAGCATGACTTACACGTTCGATCAGTTTGTAGCCGACCAATGGCGAACTGAGTGCCGCCAATGCACGATCGTCTACTCATCGACCGGGCCTAAGTTTGTGCGCGACCCGGACTGTGTCTTTCATGGCCGACCCAATGACACATCGCCCACTGGTTCCGGGCCTATCGCTTGACAGTACCGGTTTTTAGCCATAGTCTGGTCATAGTGCGTGTATTGGCTCCGGGAAACCGGGGCCTTTCGCATGTCCCCCGTCAACACTCGCCTTTCATACGGGTGAAGGTGGAAGAGCCGGTCGTTTCTCGCTGGCAATGACACCACCTGCGGGAAACATGGTTCTGGACGAGCTCCATTCAAAAGCTGGTATAGCCCCAACCCTCGGGTTGGGTGCGGGTCTCTAGCCCAAATGGTAGAGGCAGCAGCTTCAAAACCTGCGCAGTGTTGGTTCGAATCCAACGAGACCCACCTTTTGATCGGGGGCCGGCATGGACACTTGTGATCAGTGCGGTGCCCGCGCCTACGTCCACGTAGAGATCGACACCGGCCTCCCACTCTCGTTTTGCGCCCACCACTACAGGGCCAACGAAGAAGCGCTCTACGCGTACGCCAAGAAAGTCGTGGATCTACGCCACCAACTGCAACCCAACTAAGGCGGTGAGCATGTTGTGTCAGCACCCCGCAAGTACGCACAAGCCCAACGCGACGAAGCCCTCAAAGTCTACGAACAAGCCGGACCAACCGCAGTAGAGAAACAACTCGGCATCCCCAAAAACACCGTCATGCGATGGGCCAAAGAAACCGGAACGCGTACGATACGCGATGAGGTCACACGTAAAGCGGTTGAGGCGAAAGTCCTGGACGGGAAAGCCCGCCGGCTTGGCATCACGGAACGCTTGTACGGGCAGGCGGAGAAGATCCTCGACGACCTCGAAGCCGAAGAGTTCAAAACCATCCTCAAGGGCGAGTATGGGAAAGAGTCCACTGAGGTGTTGGACTTCATCCCCGCGAACGACCGTAAAACGTTGTTGCAGGCTGTGGGTACGGCGATGGCGACGACGGCCCGTCTTGAGTCCGTGGATTCGGATAACGGTGTTGAGGCTGCGAAGAACATGATCAGCGGTTTGGCTGAACAGTTGGGGCTCAAGGATGCTGGATGATGTCGCCCTGTCGGATAAGCAGCTGTTGTCGGTTCGTGAGTCCACGGCGCGTATCAACATTTGGGAGGGCGCGGTCCGGTCGGGTAAGACGATCGCCTCGCTGCTCCGGTGGCTGATTTATGTTGCGACGTCGGATGTGCGCGGTGAACTGGTCGTCGTCTCGAGGACGAGGGATTCGGCGGCGCGTAACGTGTTCGCCCCGCTCATGGACCCCTCAATCTTCGGACCCCTCGCCAAGCACGTCTCCTACACGGCCGGCGCGCCTACAGCGACGATCCTGGGCCGCAAGGTGTGGGTGCTCGGTTCGTCTGATATCCGGTCGGAACAGATCCTCCGCGGTCTGACATGTGCCGGCGCCTACGTGGACGAGGTCACCCTGTTGCGGGAGGACTTCTTCACCCAACTCCTGAACCGGTTGTGGCATGGGGCGAAGCTGTTCGGGACGACGAACCCTGACTCGCCGGCGCACTGGTTGAAACGCAAATTCCTGGACCGGCTTACACAGTTGCCGGACTGGGCGGTGTGGAAGTTCCTTATCGACGACAACCCGCGCCTGCACCCGGACCAGAAAGCGGCGATCCGGCGCGAGAACACGGGCCTCTATTACCGGCGGAACGTCCTCGGCGAGTGGGTTGCCGCTGAGGGTGCCATCTTCGACATGTGGGACCCGGCCAAGCACATCGTGCAGTGGAACAGCCTCCCGCAGATGACACGCCTCCTCGGGGTTGGTGTTGACTACGGCACGACGAACGCTTCCACGGCCCTCCTGCTCGGGTTGAGCGCCGACGACACCGGGTTGTATCTGGTGGATGAGTGGCGGTATGACGCCGCGCAGGCTCAGATGCGTCTCACGGACTCGCAGATCAGCGGTCGGATGCGCGAATGGATCGACCAACCCCACCTGCCGTACGTGTCGTCGTTGCGGCCGGAGTGGACGATCGTGGACCCCGCTGCGGCGTCGTTCAAAGTCCAGTTGGGTGCTGACGGGGTGAATAACGTCATCAACGCCGACAACGACGTCCTGTACGGGATTAGGACCATGGCGTCCCTGTTGTCGGCGGAGAAGCTGCACACCACGGAACGGTGTGTCGGCTTCAACCAGGAAGCCCCGTCGTACAGCTGGGATCCTGCGGCGACGGAGAAGGGCGACGACAAACCTTTGAAGGTCGCGGACCATTCGTTGGATGGTGGCCGGTATGTGATCACGACGACTGAAACGAATTGGCGTAGCGCCGTTCAACTAGCCGCTTAGGAGGCCCGTATGCCGCTCCCGGGCAATGATCAGAAGTGGCCGCCGGCTGAACTTGCACCCATCCTCGACGTGTACGCCACCTATGACGCGTGGATCACCGGGGACACCAAAGCACTCACGGGCATTTACGCGACAGGTGCCGGGTACGCGAAGGGCTTCAACATCGGCCCGATCGGCGTGTTTTGGGGCAAGCAGGACCCCTCCGGCAATGAGGTGAAGATGCACGCCCCGTTGGCGTCGGATATTTGCCGGGTGAACAGTGACCTGTTGTTCTCGGATCCGATCACCGCGACCGTAGCCGTTGAGGACGACGCCGAGCCTGACACTAAGACCCAGGAACGCCTGGACCTGATCCTTGAGTCCGCGCATACCGTGTTCGTCGGCGCCGCTGAGCTCTCCAGTGGTTTGGGTGGGACGTTCCTCCGGGCCACCTGGGACACGGCGGTGCATGATCATGCGTTCATCACGAAGGTGGACGCGGACCTCGCATGGCCGACCTTCCGTTGGGGCCGGCTCACCGCTGTGACGTTCTGGCGGGTGCTGGCGGAGGAGAACGCCACCGTCTGGCGTCACCTCGAATGCCACGAGCTCGACGCGGCCGGTATCGGTGTGATCCGGCACGGGCTCTATGAGGGCACGAAAGACCAGTTGGGGATCCGGCGGCCGTATCAGGACCGCACGGAAACCGCATGGTTGGCCTCACAGCCTCTCATCGACGGCGACACGATCAGCACCGGCACTGAGGGCTTGGATGTCGAGTACGTGCGCAACCTTGAGCAGTCGAAGGTGTGGCGGAAACACCCACTAGGCGCCCACCTTGGCCGTAGTGACCTTGAGGGCCTCCTCGGTGACTTGGACGCCTACGACAAGACGTACACGAGCCTCATGCGGGACCTCGAGGACGGCAAGTCCCGCCTGCTGGTGGCTGAGTCGATGCTCCGCTCCAACGGCCCCGGTCAGGGTGCCGTGTTCCAGGACTCGTCGCTGTTCACGGGGTTGAACGCCGCCCCGGGTTCGGTGAAGGACGCGGGCCTGCCGATCGAGCAGGTGCAGTTCAAGATCCGCGTGGACGAACACCTTTCGATCATGGAGGACATCCTCCACCGTATTGTCCGGTCCGCAGGGTATTCACCGCGATCCTTTGGGTTGGCGGGGGAGGACGGCGGGGATAAGACCGCGACCGAAGTGTCCTCTGAGGATTCGTTGTCTCAGCAGACGCGGAAGCGGAAGATCCGGGCGTGGGAGCCGGCCATTGAACGGTTGCTCCGGAAGTGCCTGGCGATCGATGCTGTCCTGCTGAATGGTGGCGGGGATTCTGACCCGAAGATTGACGTGCAGTTCGCGTCCGCTTCCCGTCAGGACCCGCTGGTGTTGGCGCAGATCGTCCAAACCCTGCGGAACGCGAAGGCTGCTTCGACTAAGACGCTCGTGGAGATCGCGCACCCGGACTGGGATAAGGACACCGTGGACGAGGAAGTGAAGCTCATTATGGCGGAGGACGAACTTCCCCCGGTGGCCGATCCTGACGACCGACCACCGGGCGCGGAACTAGATCAGTCTCGCCAATAGTACGGGCGGCTCCCGTCAGGAAGCACCTCGGGGGCGATCATGCACCACCATGTATGGTCCCCCTTGATCTTGCACTCAGGGCACTTGGCTGTTTCGTTCTTCTGTGTGGTCATGATGCTTTCCTGTCTACGTCGTTATGGGTGAAGAGCTCATTGCGCTTTGCGATGACGACAGCCTCGGCCTCTGCGAGTGAGTCGAACTGACCTAGCCAGTACCGGGTGTTGTTGTGGCAGACTGCGGCGTTGTACTTGCCGCTTTTCTTGCTGAGGTACACGCCTCGCACCCCGGTACGGCTGGTCGCCCGTGCGCCTCGGTGATTCTCGACGTTCTGCTTTGAGGATGTGATGCGAAGGTGTGCAGGGTTGACGCAAGCGCGGTTGAAGCATCGGTGGTCGAGTTGCTTCCCCTCGGGGATAGGACCGTTGCATAGTTCCCATGCGTAGCGGTGGGCTTTCGTGGCCTTCCCGTCTACCCATGTGACGCCGTACCCGTAGGCGTCCAAGCCTGCTGTCCAGTTCCAACAGGATTCGGTTTTCTCGACCTTGGGCCAGAAGCGTTCTTCGGGTGTGGGGAGTGGGGGGAGTGTTCCGTGTCTCCGGTGGTACATGTAGTGATTGAGGCACAGCTCGCGGCCTCGGACGGGCTTCCCGCAATCCTCGATCACGCAAACAGGGGACGTATACTTCGTCATATCGACTCCATCTAGTCGGTCATAACCCCGGATTGTTACCAGCAATCGCGGGGTGCTTACATTTACATTCTATCGCCTAACAGGGCCGAATGCGTCGCTTAGTGGTACCTATTTTGCGGAGAGTAGGATCGACTAATGGCCTTGGTTCCGAATAGCGCCGCTGAGCTTGTGAAGTTTATTCGGGACATCTACCAGGACGCCGAGGAGGCGATACTTCATCGCCTCGCAAGACAGATCGTCAAAGGCATCACGTCGGAAACGTGGTTGGACCGGAAGTACGCGGACCTGCAAGACCTAAACCGGCAACTCGACACACTCCTCAACGATCTTGAGCGGGGTGTTCCGGGGGCTGTGGAACGGGCCATGCGGATGGCATACAACCGGGGCACCGCCGCCGCCGTAGCGGACTTACAGGCGGTTGGTAGGGGTGCGGGGGCGTTGGCTTCCCCGCCCGTCCCGCCGTCGATTGGCGGGTTCGTGTCGGCGACGTTGGCGCCCTTGAACTCGACACTGTTCCGGGTGCGCCGCTGGGTCGCTGATACTTACGATCAGGTGACGCGGGAAACCTCGGCGCAAGTCCTCACCGGGACGCTGACACGGCGTGAAGCATCAGCCGCAGCGTTGAAACGGTACGCCGCACGCGGGGTGACCGGGTTCACGGACGTGTCAGGCCGGAACTGGGAACTCGCCTCCTACGCGGAGATGGCAGCACGCACACAGGCCGCCCAAGCTTCCTTGCAGGGCCACACGGATAAACTGGGCGACCTCGGACAAGACCTAGTGATTGTTAGTGACGCCCCTGCCGAGTGCAAGCTGTGCAGGCCCTGGGAGGGCAAGGTCCTTTCCCTCTCAGGCTCTACGGGCGGACGGCTTAGTGATGGTGTACCCGTCACGGGCACGGTTCAAACAGCAACCGCAGCGGGCCTCTTCCATGCCAACTGCCGGCACAGCATCGGCCTCTACATTCCGGGCATCACGAAGCGGTTCACCAACACGGAGGACCCCGAAGGCGACAAGCTGCGGCAGCGCCAACGCGCCTATGAGCGGCGTGTGAGGCAGTGGAAGCGAAGGGCCATAGTCGATGAGGAGATGTTCGGTAAGGACTCACCGGAGGCCAAAGCGACCCGCCGCAAGGTGCGTCAGGCACAGGGCGAGATGAACGCTTTCATCGAGTCGAACGGGCTCAAGAAGCTTCCCTACCGAACATCACTGACTGCCCGCTAACCAGCAAGTACCCAATCCGGGCACCCGTCAAACAGGGCGGGTGCGGCTTTCTGTATCCCAATTCTATCGCTTACCAGTACCTAAAACATCGTTTAGCAGTACCGATTTATGCCTTGGAGGCCGTCATGCACAAGCACCGCACCATTCACGGAATCGACCCCTACGCACCCGGAGGCATTGAAGCCCTCCTCGCCCACCACCGGGCCACGTTCGGCGATGCCACCATGATGGCCGATGAAGGTGGCTCTGAGGGCGCAGGCGGCGACTCTGGCGGCTCAGGTGAGGGTGAAGGCCAGCAGGGGCAGCAGCAGCCCGGAGACGGCCAGCAGGAGACCAAGGGCGCCAACCTTTGGGACGACCCCGCGAAGGCGAAAGCTGAGATTGAGCGTCTCCGCGCTGAGAACGGCAAGGACCGCACCACCGCCAAGACGAAGGCCGCGGAGGAAGCACGTAACGAGCTCACCCAGTCCATCGGGAAAGCGCTCGGCCTCATCAAGGATGGCGACACCAAGCCGGACCCCGCCGAACTCACCAAGCAGATCGGCGCGCTCTCTTCGGAAGCCACACAGGCCAAAACCGAACTCGCCGTGTACAAAGCGGCATCGAAGGCCGGCGCTGACGCTGATGCCCTCCTAGACTCCCGCGGCTTCCTGGCGAAGCTCACGGACATCGACCCGACAGACTCGAAAGCCATCACCAAGGCGATCGACGACGCGGTCAAAGACAACCCGAAGCTCCGACTCGTCCAGGCGGCGGGCCAGAGTAGCGCAGACTTCACCGGCGGGTCCGGGGATGGCGCAAACAAACCAGCCAACCTCGAAGAAGCCATCGCCAAAAAGATGGCCCGTTAGCTTAGGAGCTACCCATGCCAGTAACACTCGCCCAGGCGAAACTCAACACCACGGATGACGTTGACATCCAGATCATCAACGAATTCCAGAAGTCCTCCGACATCATGAACCGCCTCACCTTCGACCCTGCGGTTTCCCCCGCCGGCGGCGGTGCGACCCTCACCTACTCGTACACCCGGCAGGTCACCCAGCGTGGCGCCGCGTTCCGTGCGATCAACAGCGAGTACGCACCCGCTGAGGCCACGAAGCAGCGCTACAGTGTGGACCTCAAGCCCCTCGGTGGTTCGTTCCAGATCGACCGTGTCCTCGACGGTATCGGTCAGGCACGGGAGACCGCGTTCCAGATGCGTGAACTTCTCACCGCTACGGCCGCGAAGTTCAACGACTCCGTGTTCAACGGTGACACCGCCACGGACGCGAACGGGTTCGACGGCCTGAACAAGACCCTCACCGGCACCACCACCGAGTACCTTCCCCTGTCCAACGGCACCACCACCGGTTACCGGGACTGGACCACCGTGGACACGAAGGCGGAGGCTATCGCGGAAATCGAGCAGATCGACGCATGGCTGTCACTGCTCGACTCCCAGCCGGACGCCATCTACGGACCCAAGAAGGTCCTGTCGATGTTCAAGCGCCTCGCCATGTGGGCTGACCAGTACGAAAAGACGCAGGACGCTTTCGGGCGCACGGTCGGCTCGTACAACGGTATCCCGCTGATCGACCCGGGCACGAAGGACGGGTCGAACGAGGATGTCCTCGCGACCGCTTCCCGTGACACTGACGGTGCCGGCACCGGTGGCACCATCACCGGCCTCGGTGACCTGTACGCGGTCCGGTTCGGCCTGGACGCATTCCACGCCGTATCGACCACGGGTTCGTTCATCCGTAACTGGATGCCGGACTTCACCACCGCCGGCGCTGTAAAGACCGGTGAGGCTGAGCTCGGCCCCGCAGCCGTGGTCCTCAAGAAAACCAAGGCCGCCGGCGTGTTCCGCAACATCAAGGTCGCCTAGGCCCTGATCCGATGAATTGCGGCGGGCTGGGAAACTGGCCCGCCGCACCCTCGACTAGCCCAGGAGGGCAATCATGAAGATCAAGAGTCCAGACAAGACCTACACCGGGACATCCACTTACGGCACTCTCCGCCTCGACTTCACCGATGGTGTCGCTGAGACGGATGAGGAGCTTCCTGCTGGTGTCCGGCAGTACATGGTCGGCGCCGGTTACGGTATCGATGCTGACCCTAAGCCTGTCGATACCGCCACTGAGCCCGCAGACCCGCGTGAACTTGGCGACGACATCCTCGGCACGCGCCTGCGTGACGCAGCAGTTGATCCTCATGATGAGGATTTCCTGCCGCCGACGAACGCGGGCAAGGAAAACCCGCACGGCCCGAAGGTGGTCGCACCGGAGATCCACGCCTCGCAGGGGGTTCGCCCCGTGAAGCCCGGTGAGGTTCCGGAAGCCGACGAGCAGGGGCCACGGGAACTGTCGAACACCACCGCCGTCCAGGTTGACGGTGCTGTGGATGCGGTCGCTTCAACCAATGACCGGCCCGCCGGTAACGCGTCTCGTGATGAGTGGGAGTCCTACGCCCTCGCGAACGGGAAAACCACGGACGACCTTGACGGCCTCGGCCGCAACGAGATCCGCGACCTATTCGATGAGGAGGCATAAACCATGGAAGCACAGACCATTGCGTCGGGTTCAGCGCCCACATACGCGGCACCTGCGGCGAGTGACACTGTCCCGGTGGGTTCGACCCTGATCGTGAAGAACGGTTCCGCCGGGGCGGTTACGGTCACCATCGTGACGCCCGGGAATCTTCCCACGGGGGACGCGTACCCGGACAAGGTCCACACTGTGGCCGCTGGCGGGGAAGCGTGGATCCGTGTGGATCAGGCGGCTTACCGGGACACGGTGAACAACCTGGTCGCTACGGTGAACTTCTCGGCTACGGCTTCGGTGACTGCGGCGGTGGTCGCATGAGCAAGGTGATCGCACCGTTCGGTATGAGCGGGGAAGCCCTCGTCGCCGGACTGACCCTCAACTTCACGGAAAGCGTGGCTGTGGCGGATGTGTCCGCCGCTGATGCCCGCCGGTTGCGTGCGCAGGGCTTCACCGTCGTTGAGTATGAGCCGGAGTCGGCACCGGCAACGGTGGCGCTTCCACCGGGTGCTGATGACCGGCCTGCCCGGAACGCGTCGAAGTCGGACTGGGTGGACTACGCGGTCCTGCGCGGCCACACCCCGGAGTCTTTGGAAGATAAGACACGGGACCAGATCGTCGCACTGTTCGAATAGAAGATGGAGGGTTCCGCCGTGTTGGAATACGCCACGCAGGCCGAAATCTGGCCTGAGAACGCGCCGGCTGATGCGGCGGAACTCACCCTCCACGCGAACGCTCTGGTGGGGTATAAGACCCGCCTAGCCCGGTACCACACGGACGCTGAGGGTTACCCGGCATCGTCTGTGATCCGTGCGGTGTTCAAGGACGCCGTGATTGCGCAGGCCCGGTTTTGGGCCGCGAACGGGTTACGCCCGCAGGATGGGGAACTCAACCTCCTCTCCCAGCGGTCGGTCGCGTCGAGGAAGATCGGCTCCGCGTCGATCGACTACGAGGAAGCGTCCATCACTGAGAAGTTGGCTGACCGTGACGCGAAGGTCCGGGCACTGACTGAGTTGTGCACGACGGCCTACTACATCCTCGATCAGGTGGGCCTCCTGAACGGGCAGCCGTACCGTGGGTGAGCCAATGATGGGACGCTGCAACGAGCCGGGACCGTGGGGGAGCTTCTGCACCGACTACCCGGGCCACCGCTACAGCCACTACGACGGCAGCGCAGACCGGTCATGGCAAGACGACTGGCGCGAGGACATCCCACCAGAAGGCGGCGGGACTCTGATCGAAACCGAGGACGACGATGGGTGAGCTTAGCACGTTCATGGTTCACACGGTGGCCGTGGAAACCCTCTCCGGAGGCGGACCCATGGGCGACACCTACAGTGACCCGACACCGGTCCCGTGTTTCGTGGACGAGAAACGCCGGTACGTGCGCGACTCCACCGGCAACGAAACCGTGTCCGAAACCACGCTGTGGGTTGAGGACAAGACGTTCTACGACGCGTTCACGCCGGGTTCCGTGGTCACCCACCGGGACAAGATATCGACGGTGATCGGCCGGTCCATGCTCGACTCCGGGGCGCTTGAACTCCCGGACCATCTGGAAATTTCATTGGCTTAGGGGGTTCGCCGTGGCTGGTGGTTGGGAAGTCAGGGGCGGCGACAACATCCCCCTCCGCTTCGAGGAAGGCACCACACGGGGCCTCATCCTCGCCGCCGAATACCTGCTGGAAACAGCGAACCGGACAGCACCCATTGAAGAGGGGACGCTCATCCGGTCCGGGCGAACCTCTGTGGAAGGAGGTAGTGCGGCGGTGTCTTATGACACCCCGTATGCGAAGCGGCAGCACGAGACACTCCACTACCGGCACGACCCCGGCCGCCGCGCCAAATGGCTCGAAGCGACCATGAACGAAGAAGCCCGGGCAATCGGGGAAATCGTCGCGAAGGAGCTACGGGGTGAGCTTTGAAACCGACCTCCTCACCGCCATCGGCGAATACCTCGAATCCCAGGGTGTAGGACTCTACGACCTCACCGGCGCCGGGTACACGACCGCCGAGAATCCCCTCTACTGGGACACCCTCCCATCCACACCGGACCGGGGAACGGCACTCACCCTGTACCCGCTCGGACCACCTGCGGGGACGCTCCACGAGATCGGGTTGCAACTCCGGATCCGTGGCCGCCCGAACAACCGGGTGGACACCAAAACTGCCGCGGACAACGCGGATAACGCCCTCGACGGACTCGAACGGGTCCAGTGGGCGGGCGTGGAAATCGTCCACGTTTGGCGGCAGTCGGGAACGAGCCTCGGCCCGGACAGTAACAACCGCATCGAAGTCACACGCAACTACTACATCCAATACACACGGGCGACAGCCCACCGAACTGACTAGGAGTCAGACATGACAATCACTCCAGGACTTGTTAGCCAGTGGGTTATCGAAGTCGCCGCCTACACCGATGGCACCGCGCCCACCACTTTCACTCAGGTGAAGGGGATTCAGAACTACACGCCCCCGGGTGTGTCGAAGGACCGTCAGGACGATTCAGACTTCGACTCCGGTGCTTGGGCGTCGCAGGTCACCACGGGTCTTTCCTACGAAGTCACCGGAACCGTCAAGGTAGCCGACCCTACTATGACCGCTGATCCGGGGCAGGAGATCCTCCGCGCCGCGGGCATGAATACGGGCGCGGACGGTTTCGTGCACTTCCGCACCTACAAGCGCGGCGCTGTCACCGGTATTCAGGGTGTTATCGACGCGAACTTCACGGAGGGCGGCGGTTCACGGACCGACATCACTACCGCAGAGTTCGGCGGACCCGGCCGCGGTCCCGCCGTGGCGTACACGGTCCCGGTAACCCCGTAATAGACCCCCTGCGGTGACTGGATCCAAGGCCGGTCACCGCAGGGCACCACCATCACCTTGGAAACCTCAAACCTTGGAGCACAGAAATGGCCGTCAAAGACACCGTCAAAGACATCACGCAGATCGAGGACGTTTTCTCCCCGAAGCTGCGCATCCCCATCAACGGGAAAACATACGACGTCGAAGCAGTAGACGCCGAAACCGGTATGCGCCTCCAAAAACTGTTCATCACCGGGGTCAAGGCGTACCAAGGCCAGGACCTCACGGAGAAGGACATCGAACTCGTCTCCGATGATGAGGAACCCGACTTCTTCCGCATGGTTTTGGGTGACACGTACGATCAGCTTCTCAAGGACAAGGTCTCCTATCAGGGGCTCCGGTTCGTGTCCTCCGTGGTGTTCACGTGGACGACGCAGAACTTCGAGACCGCGCTCGAGGTGTGGCGCAACCAGGGAAAAGCGCCGGCGAAGAACAGGGAGCAGCGCCGAACGGAGACCCGGACCCGTACGGCCGCGGCACGTA